TAAAAAACTCATTAAAATACCATGTTTGTAAAGCCACCACCCGTAAAGCCTCGATTATTATTATTATTTATCTCATCATCCCAACAGCCTTGATTTAACCAAGTGCTAGGATGTTTTTTATATTTTATATCTACTATAGAGTCTGAATATTCTTTTGCCTTAATAATACACTTTTTGCAAATTTCAATATCTAACTTTATAAACTTGTCATAACATAACTTTCTACTTTTCTTATAGTTATATGCCTCCCAAAATTGCTCAAATAATTCTTTCTTTTCATTTATATTATTATCTATTATAGTATTATGCTTAACATTTTTGTTAAGGGGGGTATTAACATTTTTGTTAATAGGGTCTAAACATTTTTGTGAACCAACTAGAGTAATTCTTCTTTTATCTACATTTTTTTCTTCTTTAACTAAATGTATCTTTATAAAACCATTGACAGATAAGTTTTTTATATTTCGACTTATGCTATTAGGATGTTTTTTAAAGAGCTTACTAAAGTAATCGTTACTTGCCCAACAGTAACCCTTTTGATTACATAAGGCAGTTATTTCTGCGTATAGTAGTTTTTCTGTAGAATTTACTTTATCGCTATATCTAATATTAGCTGGTATTATTGCGTAGTAGTTTGGTTGATTTGACATATTAGTTTTAGTAAATAAAAGGGAGAGCAAAATAATTACTCCCCCTTATGTTAATTTAAAATGGTAAGTCATCTTCTGACCCTACCTCAACAGCTTTTTTCTTTGTAGGCTTCCAAGTGTCTACATAAGAATAATGCGTTACACCTGTTTCAGATGCTTCTTTTCTTCTAGCAACAATTAAATTTACCCAACCATCATTGTTTAAAGTTTTTAGTTGTTCAACTAAATCATCTACTTTGATGCTAAGTTTTAATTGTGTACCACCATTATCAAAAGATTTCTCCTTGATAATCATTCCATTTACATACTGTTTTTCTGACATTTTTTAATAATTTTAATTAATAATTGGTTTAGTTATTTTTAATTTCAACAAAAGTGCTTTTATATTTATCTAATGTCTCTTGCATAATTAATAATTCTTTTTCCATAGCATCTACTGTTCTTACTCTGTGTGTAGTATAATGCTCTAAGTTTGCTGATTCGTATAAATCTTTATAACCTTTTAGATATAAAAGATTTTGTGCATGATTTCTTTTGTAATGCAATATTGAAGCGTGGTCTCTATTTACAATTTCACCAGCTCTTGTTAGACTGCAACCTATTTCATTTAGCATTAATCCTAACACGCTTCTAGCCAATACATAGTCTTGTGTTCTTGACTTAGACCTAATAGCTTCTAATGTAAATCCACTACACATTATTACTGAACCACATACAACTTGTTCTTCTACTGTTAATTTTAAATTTTTATGATCAGCTATTTGTAACATATCGTTCATCACTTAATTTTTTAGATTTGTTTAATATTTGTATTAATTGTTCTTTAGTTAAATTTTTATTTAAATAATCTATTGCAGCTATAAATCTTTCTTTATTATTTTTGTATTTTAAAAATATAGGCTCTTCATTATTTAAAGTGTCATTAATGTCTAACCCAACTTTCATAAAACATAATTGAAGGTATTTTGTTCTAACATTAGATTTGTGTATTTTTTCACCTAAAAAACCTAAAGCATCCCAACATAACTTTTCTATGTTATAGTAAAAAACTGGACTATTGCACCATAACTCTACAGGTATTGCTTTAAAAAAATCTTTAAAATAATTCAAAGGAATGTAGTTGTTATGACCTATTGGTATTGTTGTTGGTATACTGTTTTTACTTATTCTAACAACTTCTCTTATTCTTTGCCAATTATTAAAATATCCCCCTTCTCTGCATCTGCTTAAATTGGTCTTTAGGGTCTCTAGGGCAATCATTCTCCCATAAGTGTCTGATGATTTCTTCTGCTTCATTATAAGTTAGTTCGTTAAAATTTATTTGTTCGTAAAACATATTAGCACTAGATGTTACTAAAAGACTTTCTATCTTCCCTATTTGCCATAGGGAACATGGTTCATCTTCTAGTACATCATCTATCCAATCGTGCTGTGTCATTTAGTTTTTAGATTTAGAAAAATCATCAGCCTCATCTTCTCCAAATATTCCTAGTTCATAAAAACCTGCTAACATGAGTACAATTCTTGACTTTGCTCTTTTCTCTGCCATTGCAACAGGGTAAGCATTGCTATTGTTCTTTGGAGTACACTCTCCAAATGTTTGAATAATCTTCTCACCTCTTTTACCTAAAGCCTTTATAAGACAATGTGAATGGTCATCTGAAAGATTTACAATATCATATTGTATTTCAATATCATTGGCAGCCATAATTTTATCTATACCTGCTCTTGTGATAATAGTATAGTGCTTGTGTTTAAATACATCTTCTTTTACTAAATTGTTTTCTATAAACAATCTCTTTAAAGTTTCATTCTTAGTTTCTTTTGTCATTTTTCTTAGGATTAAAATTAGTATTTGTTTTAATTAATGTTAGGCATATTTTCTCTACACCCATATACTCTGCAACCTTATAAAGGTGTGAGTAATACTTAGCAATCTCATCTTCATGTTGTTGCTGTAAATCTACAATGTTTTTAATTTTTGACATAATTTTTTTTTAAATAATTAACGTTCATCTCTATCTCCATCAGATTTCATTTCATCATAATGGTCTTTCATATTTTGTTCGTATTCGTACTCTTCTATCATAGTATAACAATCTTCATCATCGCCACATTCTGTACAAACCATATAGCTGTCAGCGTGTTCTTTACACTCGCCACATATATCTGTTTCTGCCCAAAATTTACTGCCACAACAATTACTTGTTTCGCTATTCTCTTCTTCTACACCACAACAAGATGTTACTAAACCTGTTTGATAGCCATCATCTATAGGGTTACTTAATTTATAGTTATCGTAATTCATAATTAAAAGTTTACTGTTATAATTTTAGTTTCAAAATCTACCTCTATATCTTTAGGTTGTACGCAATCTCCAAAGTTTAAATTAGATTTCTCTAACTCTATTGCCCACTTAGACCCATCATGCTCTTCCATACTGCTATCTATCAATATTGGTATAGGCATTGAATCTTCATCATCCCAGTAATTAACATTTAATTCACCACAAACCTTATTTACATATAAATACATGGATTTTACCCCCCACTCTCTCATTTCTGTAACAAAAGACCAATCTACCATAAAGCTAGACTCTACATCGTGATTTCTTTTGCTAACATTATAAACTGTTACGTTGTTTCCTGATAGTTTTGTTTCGAAATTCATAGTTTTTATTGTTGATTGAAATACAATGTAACTAAAGAAAAATGAAAAAAACAAATTTTATTCCACAAATTTCCATACTACATCATATTTATTGACTTATATTGTAGCAAAGTAAAGAAATGGCTAAAACCTATAGTGATTATCCACAGTCTGCAACAAATAATGCTAAGAGAGCATTAAAGTGGGTTGAAGAAAATGGATGGGGTTCTTGTGGAACTGACGTAGGGAAAAAAAGAGCCTCACAAATCGCAAGTCGTACACCTTTGAGTAGAGATACGATTTCTCGTGTTGCTAGTTTCAAAAGGCATCAACAACATAAAGACGTTCCTTACAGTGAAGGCTGTGGAGGATTAATGTGGGATTGTTGGGGAGGAACTAGTATGATTAATTGGGCAATAAACAAGTTGGAAGAGATAGATAAAAAAAGCAAAAAGAAAGAATACAAGGGTGAAGAGTATGACCATAGATATGATTTTACACAATCAGACATGGAGACTTTACACACTAAAGGAGAGTTATATGTAACACAGACAGATGAAGATGGCACACAAATGACCATTCTTTTTACATATAACGATGGCGAAATTCATGAACACAGTAATATTAAAAACTTAGCAAAAATGAATTGGTACGATATAAAAAATATAGCTTCTGATAATGTAACAGAAGTAATGATATATGATGAGATTGGCAAATATGGGGTTGATGCCAAATCTTTTATAGATGAAATGAAAAATATCCCAAATGGTACATCTGTTCTTTTAAGAATAAACTCACCTGGTGGTTCAGTAGTAGATGGATTAGCGATTTATGATGCTATAAGCAGAATGCCACAAAAGGTAACTACTCGTATAGAAGGTATCGCTGCATCAATGGGAAGTGTTATTGCACTTGCTGGTGATGAAGTTATAATGAGTGAAAATTCACTTTATATGATACACAACGTATGGGGAGGAGAAGTTGGAGATGCAGGTGATTTAAGGAAAGCAGCCGACCTCATGGATAAAATGGGAGATAGGTTAGTAAGTATATATATGTCTAAGAGTGGAAATAGCGAAGAGCAAATCCGTTCTTGGATGAATGAAGAAACTTGGTTTGATAGTTCTGAAGCAGTGAAGTATGGTTTTGTAGATATAATCGAAGAACCTATAAAATTAGCTGCAAGGTTTGATATAAACAAGTATGATTACAAGAATAAAGCTCTTGTAAATAATTTATTTAATAACATTAAAAAAGAAAGTAAAATGGAAAAAGAGTTTGATAACTTAAAATCTTTTATCGCTGATCTTTTTAACAAAGAAGGCGAAGTAAAGGAAGTAAAAATTCTTGATAATGATGTTGTTGTTGAAAAAATGAAAACTTTAGAGGAGTCTATAGAAGAGTCTAACAAAGCTATCGTTGAATTAAATGGCAAAATCGTTGAAAAGGATGGTTACATTGCAACTTTAGAAGATGAGATTTCTTCTTACAAAGTAGCAAAAATGGAGGGAACTCCAAGTGATGTAGTGCCTAGTAAAGACCCTAACCCAACTCCAGATGTAAAGTCTGAAAACGCATGGGATGTACTAGCTAAGAGCATCAGTGATGACAAGAAAGTTTATTTTAAAAATTAAAAATTAGAAAAAAATGGCAAACGTAATTAATACAAGTTTAACTTGGAGTCAGGAAGATGCTAGACGTTATTTCCTATCTCCATTGTTTTACGAAAATGACCATCTTAAAGGGATGGAAGTTATTTCTGATATTTCTGGTGCTTCTATTAAGTTAGACAGATATTCAGCTTTAAAAGATTTAACTAAATCAATGAACACAGCGTGTTTCGCTGCTGACGCAGACCAATCTACTAACAGTATTATAGAATTAACTCTATCTCGTTTAGAGGTTGAACACGCACAACAGTCTACTTCTTTATTATCTCACATTAAATCTCAATTATTGAGACGAGGTATTAGTCGTTACGACTTATCAGGAACTATCTTTATGGAAATCGTTTCTGAATTAGTATTACAAGGTATCATGAGAGATATGTCTACAATCCTATGGTTTGGAGATACTGCAAATGGTGCTGGTACTCAAGCACTTGCAAATGGTGTATGGAAAGCTCTTGATGGTGC